CACCTATGGTGATTCTGTATACGGCACAGATGTTTCCAAGTGAGGTAACTTCCGACTGTTGGGTGATGCCCATTAGTTACCTGTCCATTCTTCTGCTTCGTTACCGTCTGCAACCCACGCAAGATACGCCTCGGTGTTCGGATTATCATCCGTTAACGGGAACGACCTAACACCACCGTCATCTAGTCGTTGCATGATATGGCGTTGAGTGTTGTCGTTATAATCAGTTGCATCAAAATAATAAAACATCACAACTCTGCACTCAATCCGATATACCTGCTAGTTGCATTTAAGTTTACAAAAATTGGGCGAAATGCCGTAAAATAGGCACCTTCGGTAACACGCACCGTTGTTGAGCGTTTATTGCCGCTATATATGGAACTACCTGTCGTGTTCCAGTCGTTATTCAAATCTGTTACTTGTGCGTTGAAGTCCAAAGATGTTGCGGCTGTTCGCATTTCAACTGGATGAGGAACTCCAATGTACGCAGTTGTTGTGTTGTTTGGGATACCCGAACCGAAAAGGTCAGAAAGAGTACCAGAGCCATATGTGCGCCAATAATACCGTTGGCATAGGGCTAGTTCTACACCGATAGGTCGTTGTTCAAACGGGGTTGGCTGAAAATTCTGCTCCAACTGCACACCAGTAATCTCAAAATAATCAGCAGCACCAGCAGTACCAATCGGATTAAAATAAAAATCAGGTTGAACCTGATTTGCTGTAGAACTTATTGGCACAAGAAAACTAAACCGTTGCCATGAAGTAGTCAAAGTAACAGTTGTATCAAGCGGTGTTGCTTGCCCCGTTAAAGTAGCAACAAGAAAATTTCCATCCGTACCTGTACCCGTCACAAGTTTGACACCCATCAACGAACTTGTAGGAGAATAATTTGCTCCGGCACGAGCATAAAAAGACAACACAACTTGTTTATTAGCAAGAGGAATTGAAGTTACTGTTTCAACAGGTTGAGATAAATTAAGACCTGAAGTGTTTGTGTCGCCTGAAGTGCGTTGAAGTCGTAAACAATACTGAAACCTATCTAAACTCGCTGTTTGACGAGATGCAGAAAAAGCGGCGGCACCTGCTGGAGTAATACACCAACGGTCTGCCGTGTATGGCTGACCACTAGACCAAGTAAATGATGTGCCTCGTTGCCAAACTTTGAAATCGCCGTTAATCAAGACATTGCGAAATCCCAGACCAGCAGGCAACAACGCAGACGAACCAAGAACACTAGAAATAGCCATCAGATAGTGCGGTCCCAACCCGTGATAGTCACAGTCACCTTAGAAGCCGTATCCGACAAACCCTGCACCGTTTCAGCCGCTTCAAACACAAGTCCCGTGTCCAACACAATTGTGTCGTAACCAGCAACAGGCAAGTTATATGTGAAGCAGTTAGCCGCAGTAGCAGCCGTACCACGAGCAAGTGTTATCAACCTGTCCACCCCGTCAGTGTTGCAAATAACAATTTGCTTAATCGTGTACTGATGCCCAGTAGCCACCGTAAATAAAGTTGTTGTTGTAGTACCCACCTGTGTAGGGACAGTCAACATTTTAGGGAATACATCACCACTAGCCATTAGAACTCCATGTTCATCATTGTGTAAGTCATTAGATTACTTGTTGTTTGAGTCGGTGCAGACGGTCCAGTCGCACCAGTCGGACCTGTCGCACCTGTAGGTCCAGTCACCGTGGACGCAGCACCCGTAGCACCAGTCGGACCTGTCGGTCCAGTAGGTCCAGTCGCTCCATTAGACCCAACGAAACCATTTGTACCAGCAGGACCAGTCGGACCAGTTGGTCCTGTCACCGTTGAAGCGGCTCCCGTTGCACCTGTAGGACCAGTAGGTCCAGTCACCGTGCTGGCTGCACCTGTAGAGCCTGTTGGTCCAGTTGGACCTGTCGGTCCTGTAACGGTTGAGGCTGCCCCCACAGGACCCGTTGCACCTGTAGGACCAGTCGGACCTGTGACGGTGCTTGCAGCACCTACTGCTCCTGTTGGTCCAGTAGGTCCCGTGACTGTTGACGCTGCGCCTACGGCTCCAGTAGGTCCTGTAGGTCCCGTGACGGTGGATGGTGCGCCTGTAGCACCTGTGGGACCCGTGACACCTTGTGCCCCCGTAGGACCCGTGACAGTGGATGCTGCCCCAGTTGGACCAGTCGGTCCAGTTACAGTTGAGTTAGCACCAGTCGCTCCTGTTGGTCCTGTCACGGTACTAGCGGCACCTGTCGGACCAGTAGGTCCTGTAGGTCCTGTAACACCCTGGATGCCTTGTGCGCCCGTAGGACCAGTAACACCTTGTGCGCCTGTAGGTCCAGTTGGACCTGTGACTCCCTGCGCACCAGTAGGACCTGTAGGTCCAGTAACACCTTGGATACCTTGTGGACCTGTAGGACCTGTAGGACCTGTGGCACCCAACGGTCCAGACTGTGAAGTAGAAACAACAGTGATAGTTCCCGAAGTAATCAATCCTACGGTTTCAGTTGCCCTTGTAACAATGATGTTAGTTGTAGCCATTGCTACCTCGTCACATCAGCAAGAACCGTGACTGTGCCCGCTAAGATAGTGGAGATAACACTTGAAGCATTTTCTTGCAAATCCCAGAAGTAAAGCCCAGCCGACAAAGCAGCCGAAGAAGTGGAAGACAATACACAGGTAACTTTACCGTTTGCACCATCAGTCACGGTACAAGTAAATGATGCCTTGATGGTGGTGGAGTCCTGCTGGCTGCGAATCTGAGATGTGTAGGTGCGTCCTGTTATAGGAATGGCTGTAGACCCATCTTCCGTGATAGTCACGACGAGGGTTTCAGTATCACCACGAGTGATAATTAGGTCTTGGTCAGCGGGTTGAGCCATACAGCAAAGATTGTAGCACTAAAGAGGTGCTGGCGTTCCTTCAATTTGATGCTTAGAAGTAGCCAACAATTCAACAGCATGGCAGCCATCAATTGTTTTGGGTTGCAGTCCTTCTTTGCGGAGACGCTTATATGCAGGCATATCTTTGGACCAGTTCTTTTCACGCTGGTTAATAATCGCTACGCTTTCACCTTTGGTGGTGGTGGAGTTAGACCCCATCTGTACCCCCGCTACTCGGCATCCGAAACAACCCTCAACATCCAAACCTGGATGTGTTTCCCTATGCTTCAATGTAGTCTCCGTATCCCGCAGCCCGCAGGTCTGCTTCTTCTGTGGCGGTTATTTCATGGATGTGACCACCGTGGTAGGTGATAGCAATTTGGTCGTAGTAGGCAGGTTGGAACTCTGTGAATGAACCGTCTGTCATTTTAAACACATTGCGTCCACGGGCACCTGGTCTTAAGACAGCCAAGATTCCACGCTCCCCTGGTAGTGCCCAGTTCACATAGTTATCTGTGGGCGGTTTAAAAGTGGTCATGTCTTAAGAATAGCAAAAGCCCCCACCTTTCGGCAGGGGCTTTCGCAATTCCTTGTCGGGAATTAGGCGTTGTTTGCACCAATGCTTGAAGCAGATTCAATACGACGCAGTGCTTCCTGACGGAATACTGAGTAACCAACGAAGTGCTTCCAACCAACTGGACGGAAACGCTGCAAGAGGTCTTGAATTGTTCCGTACACGATTGTTGGCTGTGAACCGTACTCGCCACCCATTGAGACAGCCTTGGCAAGAGCCTGTTGTCCCATGATGAGGGTTCCGTATGAGTCACCAGTACCAGCGGCACCTGAACCGTTGTAAGCGTTAGCGAAAATTGGCGCACGAGGCGACTCAATAAAGCGAACGCCTTCAAACATACCAATTTCACCGTTGTAGATAGGCATTGCGTTGGTGTACTTGTAAGCGTCACGCCAACCTGATGCGTCTGTAATACCACGAAGGTCATACGAAACATCTGGGTGGATGAAGCCGACATAGTTGCCACCAATTGTTGGAACATTTGCTCCACGCAATTGTGCTACTGCACGACGAACATCTTTAGCGGTAAGCGTGTCATCTGTGTCCATATCAATACGAGCCGAAGCGGTATCTGTACCACCTGATGCGTAAATAACATTTGTACCAGCCTGGAGAGCATTACGAGCGATGGTGTCAATTGACAAACCAGCGTTGTAACCAACAGCGTTAGCGGCTACTGGGTCTACAGGGAGGAAAGACGAAGCACGAAGTTTCGCTGTGGTAACAGTTGCGTTACCGTATTCTTGTAGGGTCACAGTAACCTGGCTGTCGCTCATTGCGACTGGGGTTACATCTTCTGCTTCACCAAGAGCAGTGGTTGCTGCTGCAAGGTCTGCGAAGACTGTGAACTTGACGGATGCACCTGGGTTAGTTGCGTTTGTTGCTTGAACATCTGCGAACTGGTCAAAGTACATTTCTGGACGAAGGGCAAAGTATGCCAACTTCTCAAAGGCAACCTGGTCTACAGAGAGAGCAGATGTACCTGTTGTTGCTGCGAAAATATCAGCCATTTTGGTTTTTCCTTTTGGGGATTGAGGGTTTAGTTATTAACCAAGGTTGACACCTTGGGCTTGTGCCTCTGCAAAAATCTCTGAAATTTCATCTGCTGA